GGTGCGATGTTCGCATGTATGGAAGAGAATGCGATGGGTGGCAATCGTACCATGAGACGCTTCCATCCGAAGACAATCAAGCTGATTACAGATGCGACTGAAGGGCTTGTCGGATTCGAGCGTAACCTGCGCGATAATCAGAAATACTTCTATGAGGTTGGCGAACTGGCACACGCATGGATACCATCACGCACGTCAGAGATTGCCATAGGTGATGCGCCAGCGACTGCTGCAATCCGTGCCAGTGGCTTGCTGTCATCCATCGATGAACACGCTGTCAAGTACTTCGAAGCAGGCGCAATTAATCCAACCATCGCCAAGATTGAAGACTTCCAAGCGTATCCAGAATCAGAGCAGGAACGCACCAAGAGCATACTAGACAGACTGTTCGGGCGTGGTAACCAGACAGCGCACCGTGTCGCTCCTGTGGGTACGAACATTGAGTTCGAGACAATCGGCTCACCGATGTCAGAGTTGGCAGTGCCAGAGCTAACAACAGCGAAGCGCGAGGACATCAGCACGGCACTTGGTATTCCACAGTCACTGCTATTCAGCAATGCCACGAACTTCGCAACAGCACAGCAGGACAATCGCCACTTCTACGAGAAGACAATCATACCGTTGGCACGCAAGATTGAATCCATGTTCAATCGGTACTTCGACCACTACGACATTGATGGTGAGCTCATCTTCAGAGAGCAACAGTTGGAAGTATTCCAGACAGACGAGGCGATGCGTAGTGGTTCGCTGTTGAATCTTGTGAATGTTGGCATGCCGTTGACGCTGGCAATGGAAGTGCTAGGCTACGACCTGACAGACGACCAGTGGGAGCGTCTAGGTGTCAACATGGATGACGACATGGAAGAGCCTGATGAGATGGAGATTGAAGAGCCAGAGATACCAGAAGCTCAGCTTGTCGATGATGAGGAGATGGATCAGATAGAACTTGATGGCTACAAGCCAGACGATGAACGCAAGGACATCAAGCCGATACCTGCGCAGTATCGTCACATTGACTTCTATCCGAACGACACCATGCGAGACAATGCGCGTCGTGGGCTTGAACTGCGTGAAGAGTTCGGACGTGGTGGCACACGTGTCGGCTTGGCGCGTGGACGACAGATTGCAGGTGGACGTGAGATTCTACCACCAGACGTATTGAGCATGTACAGCTACTTCAGACGGCATGAGGTTGACAAGCGCGATGGTTGGGGCGACCCATCGAATCCAAGCAATGGATACATCGCATGGATGCTGTGGGGTGGTGATGCTGGGTACACATGGGCGACAGCACGCCGTGAGCAGATGTTGACAGCCGATGAAGCAGAGAAGAGCGTGTCAGACTTATTCAGCAGTCATCTGGACAAGTGGCGACGCAAGGCAAGCAAGGCGTACAAGTCGAAGGGCTCTGCGAACGTGGACTTTGAATCTGATTACATTCCAGTGGTGCTTCATTCTGCCATCACAGCACAGTTAGAAGACGCGCAATCACGCGATGAGATTGATATGATATTTGATGGCGCGATTGATATACACAAGCACAACCATGAGAGGACAGCAGATGCCTATTAGTGATGAGAGACGACGCGAGCTTGAATCTGCCCTTGCACGCGATATTGCGCAGTTCAATAGTCGCACACGCCGTCGCATCCTTGAGCTCATTGGCGACCCACCGAATCTGGACAACCTGACACCAGAGGTCTACCGTGAGATTGCGACAGAATTGCAACAGGTACTCCAGACACCACTAGAGCGCACATTCATTGAAGCGTCAGGCGCGATGATGGCGAGTAGTGGCTTCACAGGCGTGTCAGTGGATGTCATTAATCAAGGTGCTGTTGAGTGGGCGCGTAACTATGTGCCACGCATTGCTGGTGACATGGTGGACTATCGCCGTGAAGTTGTACAGAAGGACATTGTACGCTTCTTCGAAGGTGAGATTGACAGAGCAGGACTGACAGAGCGCGTCGGTAGACTGTACAGTCCAGCGAAGGCAGAGCAGATCGCAGTCACAGAGACGACACGTGCTGCGAATGAAGGACAGAAGCCTGTTATTGATGAGCTGTCATCACAAGGCGTGACGATGCGTGGTGTATGGCAGACTGGACGCGATGAACGTGTCTGTCCGATATGCGCACCACTGGATGGCAAGCGGTCGGAGACGACTGGCTCGAATGTGCGCTTCGATGGCATGGGCTTACCACCTGCGCACGTGAATTGCAGATGTGTTGTATCATTTGAGTACGATGAGCCGATAGAAGGTGCATAATGCAAATTGACATCCGTATCACAGGCATTCCACGTGTCAACAACCTGTTGCAACGTGCCAAGCAGATGGAAGGCTTGAAGCGTGGTATCACAGCAAGTGCCACTGACTTGATTGCGAAGGTGCGAGAGTATCCTCGCCAGCTACCCGGAACGACATACAAGCGTACCAACGACTTGAAGAAGAAGTGGGCGTTCAAGTTGCGCTCGGGTGGATTCGTGGCAGAGCTTGGCAACAACGTCGGATATATGGAATACGTACAAGGTGACAAGCGTAATCGTTACTTCCGACGTGTATGGCGCATGCACAGCGTCAATTATGTTGTGCGCAAGAATGAACAGCGCATCACTGGTATTGTCCGTAATGAGATTAGAAAGAGCTTACGATGAATGAGAACCAACTGATTCATCTTGGTAGCAATGTCAAGATGACTGAGAACAATGAAGTGTCAGGTTACTTGGTGCTGTACGGGTCACCTGATGAAGCCGATTTCGATGGCGACTATTTCACTAACAAGACCGATTTCGACTTGGTTGAAGGCAAGGGTACAGCGACAATGTACTTCAATCATGGCTTCGATCCTGTGCTGAAGACACACAAGCTGAATCGTGGCATCAAGGCAGAGATTGGTCAAGACGACATGGGCGTGTGGATTCGTGGCAAGCTTGACGAAGCCGATGCTTATGATAAGATGGTTATAGAACTGATTAAGGCGCGACAGAAGGAAGGCAAGAGCCTCGGTTGGTCAAGTGGTGTACCATCGCACTTAGTAGAGCGCGAGAAGACAGGCAATGCGTACCATGTGAAGACGTGGAGCTTAGGCGCAGATGCCAGTCTGACACACACACCAGCAGACTACCGTAACAAGGCGACCTACAAGGGCTTGAAGCTGTTGCCACTTAGTCAGAGCAATGATGCAGAATTGAACGTTGCAGAGGTCGGTGAGACGAAGGCAACCGAAGGTGATGCGAACAACTTACATATTCAAATTACACGAGGTGAACACATGAGTGATGAAACTCAAAACGTCAAGCCTGAAGCAACCGACAACGGCGTTCAAGGCGCAATTGACAATGCAATCAAAGGTGTGATGGAAAGCCAAGAAGACATGAAGGCAACCGTTAAGGGCTTGTCTGATGCGCTTGCTAAAATCACAGCACACATGGAAGATAGCCCAGCAATCCGCAAATCAGGCTACTTCACAGTAGATGGCGGTACTGCTGACAGCAACATCAAGTCATTTGGCGACTGGGCGATGGCAGTGAAGCGTGGCGATGAGAAACGCTTGAACAAAATCTATGGAAGCTACAAAGCACAGACAAGCGGAAGCGGTGCTGATGGTGGCTACCTTGTGCCAGATACCTTCTACAATGAAATGGTACAAATTGCGATTCAGAACAGCGCAGTCGTTGCTGGTGTATCGCGCATGAACGTCTCTAGTCCTGCTGGTACATATCCAAGCCTCGACATGTTCACAGCTCCAACAGCTGGCGTTGGTGACACAGCGATGGCATCTGGTATCACAACAGCGAATCGCGCCGAAGGTGGTAGCTACACAGAGACAGATGGTAGCTTCGACCAAGTAACATTCAGCACCAATGATGCTGTCAGTGGCTTGGTGAAGGCATCACGTAAAATGGTACAATCTGTACCTGCACTTGAATCCTTGCTTCGCAACCTCATCAGTGTTGCATACCAGAGCAAATTGGAATACTTCATCCTGAACGGTACAGGTAACGCGCAACCACTTGGTATCTTGAATGCCGATGCGTTGATTGACGTGACACCAACCACCAACAGCACCTTCAAGGTTGACGACGTTGCGAAAATGACAGCACGTCTCAAGACATTGCAAGGACGTGTGGCATGGATCATGCACCCATCAATGATGACTGACTTGATGAAGTTGGAAGTCGGTACAGGTGGTGCGGTATGGTTGCAAAATATCGCAGGTGGTCAACCACAGACATTGAGTGGCTACCCCATCTACTTCAGCGAACACTTGCCACAAGCTGACGCGAGCGGTTGTGTTGTTCTTGCTGACTTGGGCGCATACGCACTGTTCGAATTCGGTGGCTTGTATGTAGACTACTCCGAACACCGCTTCTTCGACACAGGTCAAGACGCATGGCGCTTCGGTCAAGAACTCGACGGTAAGCCATGGTTGCAAAATACCATCACACTTGGTGGACCGGGCTCGGCTTACGAAGTATCCGCATACGTTAACTTCAACGACTAGGAGCACAGCATATGGCTAGCATTTCACAACTCAACGAACGTCTCGCACTCATCGGGACAATTGACCCAGACGCATACAGCGCGGACACCTACCAGTCAGACGAAATTGACATGAGCAACTTCCGCCGTGTCCTCTTCATCCTGAGCGTTGGTGAGATGGGTTCAAGCGCAACCATCGACTTCGAAATCAACGGTGGCGCATCAACTAATCCGGGCAGTCACGCAACACTGGTGACAGGCAAGGACGCAACACAACTGACACAAGCAGGTACTGACAGCGACAAGCAAGTCATCATCGAAGTATCAGCAGAAGAAGCAGCTGCACAAGGCTTGCAATTCCTTGAAGCTGAAGTGATTGTCGGAACTGCTGCATGCGACTTGGCAGTCATCGTACTTGGCGAACCAGCACACTATAGCGACACCGCAGGGCTTGACCTTGCGAGTGTTGATGAAATCATCGGCTAGACTATGGCATACGTCACACTAGCAGAGGTTAAGCAACAAGGCGGATATGACGCGAGTGATACGTTCCATGATGGACTGATTACATCGCTCATACCACGTGCTCAGAATACAATTGAGACCATCACGAACAATGTGTTCGAAGTCAGTAACACCAGCGAGCGTAAGTTCGATTACATGTTACAGACTGATGGATTCAAGCTGTACTTCGATGAGTACCTTGCGACAACTGACAGCCTAGTGGTGACTAACGGTACAGGTGATGTGATTGCATCAAGTAATTACGTCACCATGCCTCGCAATCACGCACCCTTCTACGGGTTGCAATTGAAGACAGACACCGATGTGGTGTGGGATTACGAGGACAGCCCGGAAGATGCCATTAGCATCGTTGGTTATTGGGGATACTCCACAACACCACCAGATGCCATCAAGCAAGTTGCCATTCAGTTGATATTGCACTGGGTTCGCCAGAATGACCAAGACACACCAGAGCCGATGCCAGCAGACATCAACATGATGTTGAAGCCGTACATCCGCTTGTCAGGGATTGCAATATGAGCCAGATCAAGTCATGCGTCAACGCCTTAGCAGGCATCGCAGTCAACACGACAACCAAGACACCTGTTGTGTATGGCATCGACAACGCAACATCATCCATCAGAGGTACACCAGCGCGTGTCATCTTTCCAATGCAGATATTGCAGAGTGAAGGACAATCTATGGAGCGTGTCTCATTTGGCGATAATGGCACAGTTGTCATCACATGGCTGATAGCGGACTTGCTGTTATTCGATAGCGTCAAGCGTGGTACAAGTATCCATAACGCCTTGCCTGAATTAATCGACTATACATCTAACTACATCGATGCAATCAGACCGAACATGTCGCTTGTGGACAACGTGAAGATTGAAGCAATTGACTATGAATGGAATGCCTATGAGTTCCCTGACAATTCAGAGAACATCTACTATGGCTGTCTGATGACGTTAACGATGAAGGAAATCATAGAATGACAATCTACAAGGTAACACGTAACCTGTCGCACATCCGCACGAATGAGAAGTTATACATTGGTGCATTTTGCAGTGACAATCCTGACGCAATCAACGCGGAACAGGTGACAATTGATGGCGTTGTCTGGCGTGACGGATTCCTTGCGAAGCGTCCACAGAATGACATCAATGTACTGCTTGGATATGCAATCGACATCGTGGATACAACGCATCCAGACTATCAACGACTTGTTGATGTCGGTATTATCAAATCAACTACACGCGAGGAACTATAATGGCTAAATTCGCACAACATGACGCTGTCGTGAAGTTCGACAATGCGTCAGACACGCTTCAGGATGTGAGTACATCCATTCAATCCGTGACAATGGACATGACTGTCAATGGCGGTCAATTCCATACACTTGGCGACCGATGGGCAGACAGCCTTGAAGGTGGCATCATGGGCACTGTGACAGTCAACTTCTACGATGACACCAGTGCAACATCATTCGCAGGCTACATGCGTGAATGGTTGCTTCATGCAAGCAACAAGGCAGGCGTTCGCAGTATGCAAATTCAGAAGCCTGATGGTACAAGCGGGTCGACTCAGTTCGACTTCGAAGTCCGTGCTGGCGGTTCAGTTCAACTTGTCAACGCAACCGCTGGTGCTGGAGACCCTCAGACCTTATCTGTGACACTGAACATCGATGGACCAGTCACAGAGACAACAATTGCTTAAGGATAACCTATGGCTAACGTAACCTTCACAGGTGTCGCAATTCCTGACAATAAAGCGAACATGGCATGTCGTGTCGCAGGTGGCACGATCGCTAAGCATGATGTCGTGTACATTGACCCGACAGACAGCAACAGCGTCAAGCCTGCCGATGCGAGTGCGGCTGCAACAGCAGTGGCGTATGGCATCGCTCTTCATGCAGCAGCTGATGGTGAATACGTGCTTGTGGCAACACACGGCGCAACCGTCACAGTTGGTGGTGGCTTGACTGCCAACACGCGGTATGTTGTCGGTGGCGATGCTGGCAAGATTGAACCACAGAGCGGACTATCAGGTGGCGAGTACATCTGTGAGTTCGGATTCGCGAACAGCACCACAGAGCTGTATGTCGACATCTACTATACAGGTAACACAGCGTAATGATTCGGGGCATTATGCCCCGATTTTCGCTTAAGGGAGAGCATTCATGTTCAAGATTAAAGAGCATAAAGAGAAGACTATCACAGTTGAACTCAAGAATATCACTGGTGATGTGATTGAGACGTTCGAGCTTGCTGGCATCGGCTATCACAAGTGGAATGAGCTCGGCTTGCTTGTGACGACTGCCAGAGCTCCGAAGAAGAAAGACCCGAAGAATCCAGAGAAGTACATCGAAGACACAGATGAACAAGCCAAGCTTGATGAAGAAGCCAACATCCTGCGCAACGCTGTTCGATTAGTCTATGCGCTGGAGAATGGTGGCGGTATTGATTGGGGAGATGATGAGCCAGACAACCTACTAGACAAGGCGAAGGCATTCCAAGACATTGATGCGGACACCTTCACAGCATTAATCAACGCGTTACACGTCTGGCTATATGGAAAGCGAGTAAGCGCATCCGACGCTATCAACCGATTTCCGTAATTACGAATTATCTGTGATGCGCATCTGCCAGCGTATGAGATGGCGACTAGATGAATGGTTCGAGCTGGATAGTTGGCAGAAGGATCGTTGGATTGACCATGAAGCACAGCGCACAGCCTTCGCAGAGGACTTACTAGACATCAGCACCAACGATGAAGGCAAGACGTACTTGGAACAGTACATTCCGATAATCCTGAGCTTGCATAATTAGGAACGACTATGGCAAAAGAGACAATTGCAATCGTTATAGAGGGACAAGACAACGCCAGTGACGACTTGCGCCGTGTACAACAGAATATGAGTAATCTCAATAATGCTGGACAACAAGCAGGCAGAGGTATCGGCGGTCTTACCAAAGTCATGGGCATGGCAGGTATGGCAGGTGCGGCGGTTGCAGCAGGTGCGGCATTTGTCAGTGTAGCAAATGAATTGAACAACGTCGGGACATCTGTCAACGCAACGCGCAAAATATTTCAACAGTTGACAGGTGATGTTGAACAGTCGTATCAACTACTCGACAGCCTGAAATCAATCACCAACGGCGTTGTGAGTGAGATGGACTTGATGACGGGTGCTAATCAGTTGATGCGCATGGGATTAGCTGAGAACGCTCAAGAAGTTCAATCACTCATTGACATGGCTGTGAAGCTCAAAAGTCCGACGATGACTGCTGGGCAAGCAATAGACGATTTTGCATTGATGCTTGCGAATCAATCCGTTGAGCGTCTTGACTCCTTCGGTATCTCATCGGCTAAGGTGCGAGCTGAGATGGAACAGTTGCTGGAGACAGGACAAGCACTCAATCGTGAAGAAGCATTCAAGATGGCGACATTTGACATCGGTGCTGAAGCAATCGCGCGATTAGGTGATGCAGTCACAGCGACTGATACAGCTGTCAATAGAGCCAAAGCGAACATGGAGGACTATTATAACAGCTTCTCCAGCTTCACATCGTCGACTATAGAGCTAACCGCTGCAATCGGAGCTCTATTTTTTACGACAGGCGAACAGCAAATTGATGCTGGGCTTGTAGGTGGCTTAGCAGCTGCCGATATGGCTGAGGCGATGGGTTATATTGAGGATGCTGAACGAATGCGTGCGCAAGTGACAGCGGTCGCAGAGCAACGTTATCAACAAGAGGCATTTCGATTACAGACGCAAATCGGTAGCGATGAGCGAACAGGCTTGCCGACGCTTCCAGCTGGGACAATTTATGAACCGGGTGACTATTATTCTGTACTGCTGGCTCAACAGTATGCTAATCTTGACGGTCAATACAGCATGACAGAAGAACAGCTCGCGATGATGAATAATCGCCTTGAAAATACAGCGATGCGATTTGAGTTGCTGAAAACAATGATTGAGACTGAGCAACAGTCAATGGCAACGCTATCTGCTATGACTGTTCAGTCATTAACGGGTAGTGTGCTGGATGAAGACAATCTAAGAGCAACGATTGCAGAATTTGATAACCTGTATGCACGGATTGCAGAGACGCGAGATGTTGCAGCGACCATGCGAGATAATGAATACTTAGATTATCTTGATGATATTGAAGGCAAGTGGCAAAATGTTGAAGCATCGATTCGCCAGTCATATGCCGATATGCAGAAACTAGCCAACATCAAGCTGATGTCACTAGACGACTTGCTCGGACGTGGTGCAGGTGATCCACAACAGACTGGGCTCGTTGAGATGCTTCTAGGCAACATTGACAACTCAGAATTGAGAAGCATGTTACAATCTGAATTCGCACTGCTAACAGGACAAGACACCGAACTCGCGCAAGTCGTAGAGAATGAAATCTCACCAGAGATTGCGCGCATCGCCAAGTCGATGGGTGCTCAAGTGTCATTCGGTATGGTAGAAGCTGTGCAAAATGCGCTCCAGACTGGTGAATTCCTTGGCATGTCAGATGATGACATTATACAACTAGTTAGAGATGCAGTCAGAGCATCAACACCGGGTCCAATGCCAGCTCCTGCTGGTACAGGTGGCGCGTATACCGTACAGCCCGGAGACAGTCCGTGGAGTATCTTGGCTAACATGGGCATACCAGCAAGTGAGATACAGTCGATGCTTGGCATGTTCGCACCGTATGGCACACTTCAACCCGGCATGCAAATCGGCTTGCCCGGCATGGGTGGTGTACAACCTACGATGCCGTATCAGAACATATTCGGACAACCGACAAATTTCCCATCATTCTTGAGTGGTGAAGATGGTGGCGCGCTTCAACCGATTGAGAGTCTCATCTCTGAGCAAGCATTGGAAGAGGTTGATACATTACAGGCTGACTTCGTTGACATTGACCAGAAGATGCGTACCATTCAATCAACAGTCGCTAACACCTTCAGAAATCGCACAATGAATGCGACAGTGAACATCGATGTGAACGTCAGTGGTAACTCTGCTGCACTTGATTATGTTCTAGGTGAAGGCTCACTGAATAACTTGCAACAGAATCCGCAACATCAACCGGGTTCAGCACCACCATCTGGTGTGGAGAACTACTAATGATTAAGTACACCGTACAGCTGGAGAACTACTAATGATTAAGTACACCGTAGAGCTGGACATCCTGCGTGATGGTAACTTCGCACATCCATTGAGCGACATCACCAACCGTGTCAGAGACAGTCTAACATTTTCAACAGGCTTCCAGAGTGGCGACCAGATACCTCAGAACGCCACTGCTCTGGTAGCTCCATCCAACACCTTGCAATTGACGCTGGACAACCGTGATGGCGCGTTCAATTACGAGTCAGAAGGTAGCAATGGCATCATCGGTGCTGAGTTCTATAACCTGCTGTCACAATCGATTATGCTGCGCTTCAGCATGACACTGGATGGCATTACGCACAGCTACATTTTCTATACCGTTGGCATGCGCACATCAGTTGGTAAGTATGGCGACCAGATTGCCATCTTAACAGCACGTGATGCGATGCACCGATTGCAAGCAGTGCAGTATGAGCCCAGCGTCGAACAGGACAAGCGTACATCGGATGCAATCATTGACTTCTTCAAGGAATCCGACATCTACCTGCCCTACTCATCCAACTTCTTCATCCTTGATGTGTCAAAAATTAACCCGCCAGTTGGTATTCAAGCGATTATCAATCCATCTGATACCATCAACCGTGTGCTATATGATGCTGATACATTCGTCAATGATTTCGTAGAGGTAGAGACAGGTATCGGTGTTCTGGAGTATGTCGGAGACAACCTGAGAGAGCCACAGAATGACAAGCTCTTGTTACAGAATGGCTTGGCGTATGTGTATGATGTCTGCATGGGTGAGGTGTTCGGACGGTTGTACTTCAATCCACGTGACAACAAGTTCCACTTCCAGAATCGCTATCATGATGCGAACACACAATCAGAAATCACACTGACGACCAGTGACATCATCGCCTTGCCAACTAAGCAATCAGCAGTCTCCAACGATGTCAGGATATTCTATACACCTCGAGAAGTCGGAGAGGCTGGCTCTGTGCTTTTTGAAGCTCAGAAATTGCCAATAACAATACCACCAGAATCTCGAGAAACAATCGGCGTACAATTCCGAAACCCAGACAACAAAGACAACATACAGAGCGCATTAACGACTATCGAACCTGTTATAGATACCGACGTAATCGTAACGAGTAGCGGCGGTGTAAATGTTACAAAAGCGGCATATGTCGGTGCAGATCTAAACGCAACTGGTGGCAAGATTTATTTCAGAAACCCAACAGGGAACGATTACACCATAACCAAGTTACAAGTACGAGGAACACCAATCTATCAGCATGACCAGCAATACGCGCAATCGACAGATGCCGAGTCAATATTCTTCAACAATCACCTACCACTACCGAACATCACCATTAACTACATGTTCGAAGAGCGGTTCGCACAATCAGTGGCGGATTATATGGTGCGACAATATGCACCGATGCGTCGAATTGCTGAATCTGTTACCATCATGCTACGTGAAGATAACTTCATTGACATAATGGCGATTGACTTAGGCGATGCCATCACCATCACTGATCCAGATGTGAATCACACCAATGAATATATCGTTATGGGCGAACGGCATGAGCTCGATATTCCAAACGGCGCGCATCGTGTCACCTTCATCCTGCGCTCTAAAGACGTGACAACGTACTTTACACTTGACCGTGATATACTAGATAGTAATGAGATTATACTAGGCTATTAGAAAGGCTAGACTATGCCATGGACAACACCTAAAACGTGGATCAGTGAAGTTCTCAGTTCCGCCGAAATGAACACGTATCTATCAGATAACACACAATACCTATATGACGAAGTGACATATTCACCCGCAGAATATACATACACGCGGGGAAGTGGAACAGATTATACAACAACAAGCACCTCGTTAGTTGATATCGACGCTACAAATTTAAGTACGACGTTAACAACAGACGGGGGTGATATTCTAGTTGTTTTTACAGGTCATGCGTCTAGACCCGGCGGAACACCTATACAAGGAGTTTTTGCAATTGTATACGACGGCACGGTTCGCAACGCCGTCACACAATATATCGATACGGGTTCGTCAAATGTATCATTCAGTTATGTGTTCAATGGTGTTTCAGCAGGGTCGCACACGTTCAAAATGCAATGGCGGTTACAGGCGGCAGGTGCAACGTTGACACTAGAAGGGTTGCACCTATTATTTGCAGTACGGGAGTTGAAGTAATGGAAGAGACGACAATTGTAACCAGCCCTATCATATGGGACGCGACAGCACTAGACGCTATGGCACGCGCTATTCTAGCAGACAACACGGCGGGCGTATCAACTGCAGACTATAGCGTCATTGTGCTACTAAATGACACGCCAGAGCTAATCACAACAGCTGAAGAGATTCTCAACGGACATGCTCTATTGACAGTTGAAGCCTCACCTACTGAGCTTGTCGAAGGTACTGGTGATATAACGATTACGTGCGATGATGCACTGATTGCTGGTGATGCTGATGTTGGATACGTTGTGCTATTAGATGGCGGATTATATGCCAGTGGCACGGACGCTGTTACAGGTGGCAGTGTGACCTTGTCACTTGTTGATCCTGTTGATGGCGATTACGCTGTCTACATCTACCGTCTGACTGATATGTACGAGTCAGGATTCGTTCGCATAACTGTAACTCCAGAGGTGGCATAATGCCTAAGAAGATTGAAGCGCAATCAGAAGATGCGCAATTGAAAGTTGAGAGCAAGCGTCTACGTCGTCTATTGAAGCAACTACGCGACGAGTTCGACGACATGGCGGCTGCTAAGAAGTGGGCATTGGTGAAGCGCGTGATGATTATTTTAGTTCGTATCGAATTGCAACGTTCAAGAAGGGATTAACACATGGACATTAACGACGTAATGCAGATTCTCACAATTGCAGCAGTTGTCGCCGCATTCTACTGGCAATATCGCTCATTTCCACCAACTGAGACAGCGAAGCTCATTGAGCAACTCACAGAGATGGCGATGCGCACCGAATCACGTCTGGATGATGCGATTGTCGACATTGTGGAGTATTTCAATGATGTACGCCTCGACGTTGATGAGGCTAGCAATGAGGATGATGCGCAGGTATAATCCTCTTGTTCTTATCAGACTGAAGCCACCTACTATGCGGGACAGCGTACATGGTGGCTTCTTCATTTCTGGAGGTAATATGGACTTGAATCAACTATGCAATCATGTGCGCATGGAATTATATGCAGATGAGGTGTACGTACAGGAGCGACACGGCTCTCAGATATTCGTGGCACGTGCTGGCAACAAGTACTTCCAGTGGCATGTACCGTTGACAGTGTACTGGTTGCCTGATGGCGATAGCATCAAGGAAGCTGTTGATGCCTTCCGTGACAAGTTCAAGATGCTCGGATGTTGACGCTATAGAACCGTTGTGCTACAATCTTGGCATATGATACTTCACATCATTTCTTCTCCCATCACAAAAATGCCACTTACTCGAGTGGCATTTTTGTGTATATGTGGCTCTGAGAGGCGTTATATATGTGGTTGTATATATATATAACGGTATTTTTGAGCTATTTCAGTAATCCGACGGCTTTCAACGCATCATCAATGGTAACAACAACAGGCACAGTGTATCCGTAGTTGTGATGCAACGTTGCGTGCAAGTCCTTCTGGTACGTCGTCAACTTACCACGTTCACCCTTAACTTCTAGTGGAATCCATTCTTGACGACCCGGTGGCAGAACATACAAGTCAATGTTGTTCTCCTGAATGACGAAGCAACCGAGACTGCGAAGAGCCTCGATGATTTCGCGTTCGTTGCTATCGCGCTTCCGTGCGTACAGTGGCATTAGAATGAAATCTCATCAATGTCTATGATGGTAGGCTCGGATTTTTCTGCACGAGAACAGAACCAGCGATTTGCATCATCGCCATCGCCTCCCTGCATAAAACCAAGCTCGAACCAGTATTCATTGCCTCCATAGATTCCAATTAAATA